ATCATCTCTCCCATCTCTCCGGCTCTAGCCGAGAACGGAGCCAAGTAACCTACAGCAGGCTCATGGCGATTGTACCAATTGGCATAAGTCTCAGCGGCATCATAATCGTCATAGTCCATAGCTCCGGCATATGTCGTTACAATCTTTGGGAATTCAGCAAACGTCTCCGCACGTAAAGCATCCAGACGAACCTTCTGCCGGGATGTTAGAACCCTGTGGGGGTTTGCTACCTTCTGTCCTTTCTTCTGTTCGTGCATGATAAGAAACCTAGCGAGAAAGCCGCCAGTGACAGCAGAATCGGGAAGCTGCTCTTGCAACCATTCAACAGTAGAGCCACCAATAATGGAAACTGAAGGATCATCAACACGTACAACGTTATCTTTGACCGTGCGAATCTCGATAACGTCTTCATAATCAAGGAGTTGTGTAACATATGGGATTAAACTCTCTTTGTATTTCTCGCGGGAAAAGAAGGCAGCTAGCTCAGAAGCGAACAGAATTGCCTTAGGTTGATGCACCAGATCTTTATGAAGCTTCTCTTTAGTAGCACCACCCTCAAAGAACTGTGGCCTATCGTTCTCTGGAAGTGTACCCAGTAGCTTCTTAGCAATCTTAACAGCAGTGCTCTTACCAGTTCCTGATGGGCCGATCATTAGAAAGTTAAGCATGGGACGCACCATATGGATATCGTGATCAATCCATACCTTACGTCCCAAGCAGGCGCCCAACATCACCATACCGGAGAAAAGAATATAACTCTGAGATGGCTCCGCAGTGGGCCATAGATCGACCCACTTACGAAACCAACTGTCTTTAGGTAGACAATCAGGAACTTTCAATTCCACCAGGCTTAAGTCCCCTCTTAGTTGACTGCTTCCCCAACTTTGGCTTTTTCATTCGAAGCACGATCATACTTACGACGCTGATCAAGCATGAACGTCTGCTCTTCTAGTTCTTCAATTACACGCTGTTTGATTGTCTGAAGTTCAGTTACCCAAAAGACTTCTTGCTTGTGTGTGATACCATTCTGCCCTTGAACCGGACGACGAATAGCAGCTTTTTCATTCTCAACATTAAGAACAAATACTGGTTCCTTCGTAGACTTGATAATCGCTACTTCACCAGCTTCAGGTTTCCAATCACTCATCTAACAATTCTCCCCAAGAGTTACCCACCCCGACTCCTATTGGCAAAGACATATTACCAAGTTCCGACCAAGGTTGGGTCATTACTTTTCTAAGTGTTGCGATTGTTTCATCCACAACTTCTGGTATACAATCTACTACCAGTTCATCGTGAACTTGGATAAACAACGTTGCTCCTTTAGGGAGCGGCTGACAGATCGGTGTAACAAGCTTGGCCCATTCCAGTGGCCAGCCTATCGTCTCATACATCAAACCAATCATCGCTCTAGCTATCACATCAAAGGCAGCCGACTGTGCAAAGAAGCTAACTGCTTTAGTTGCAATACCAGAACCCCAACCCCACCACTTACGTCCGAAGGGATTGGCTTCCCACCCAACTCTGGATATATCTCCAGAGACTCTTTGTTGCCAGCGGATAGTATCAGCAATCTCAGACTTCCAAGTGTACTGAAACTTTTTGACTTCCTTAATATCTAAATCAAACTGTCTGGCAATCTTTTCTGCTCCCATCATACGATCAGAACCATGAACTACAATCTTGGCCTGAGCATATGCAGAGTCTTTGTCTTTGGATTTCTGAACTTCTTCGTATGGAATACCTTCCATCTTAGAAGCTAGATATTTATGTTCACTGAAGGACGGATCGCTGAGCCATTGGGCTCGTCTTTTATCATTCGCCAAATACGCAGTAATACGGTTCTCGATGCCGGAATAGTCAACTGAGACAATTTTACCATCCTTATGCCGAGATACAAACATGAATCGTACCGATTCGGGTTGATTCTGAATGTTAGGTCCACTAGAGGAGAGTCGTCCAGTCTCAGTTCCATGCACGTTAAACGATGGGTGAAGGACATCTTGTTTAGTTAGATCCTCCTTAGCAAAGCTGGCAAGTAACGTAGCCCATTTGTTGAGATCCTTAAGAGCCTTTAATTCTGGATTCTTATGTCTAACATAGAGCTTGTCAAGAGCTCCCTTATCAACTGTGATCTTCTTGCTCTTAATGTGATATTGAACAGGAAGACCTAAGGTTTCATAAAGGAACTCTTGCTTGATCTTCGGAGACTTCCAAGGGACTTCTTTTTCTTGATAATCTTCGAAGACATACTTGAGTGGCTTTCCTTTGTCATTGACAGTTCCATCAGGCGCTTTAACCCTCTTTCGCTTAGTGACGTAGTAGGACCTAAGGCCTTCTGGAAGAACGAGTTCAGTATCTGCAATCTGTTTCGCATAATCTTCTCTTAACTTTAATACAGCAGAACCTGAAAGATAAACTCCCCGATCCTTCATGTACTTACAGATCAAAGCCAACGGCCATGATATGTATTTGTAGACCCTTAGAACATCTGCTTGTTTCAGTAGATACTCTAATGGTTCAAAGCATCGGAAGGTTACATCAACGTCACGAGCGCAGTAGGTTTCATAGCTTACCTTGTCTGCCTTCCATGCCCCTTTGTTTGTAAACTGCTTACCAATGAATTCAAGGTCATGCGGGAAAGACGGGAACCTCAAATGGTGCATCAACATGATGTCCCATACTTGACATTCCTTAGGTCCTCTAATGAAGATACCGTTGTCCGCTAGAATCGGTAGATCGAATTGTATACAATTCTGGCCGATAACTTCCGTTGCATTGGCAAAGATTCGTATCAACTCATCTATATACGGCCCCAGAAACGGAACTACAATTGCATGAAAAGATTCATCCGAAAGACCAACCATTTTAATTTCTTGCGTCCAGCGGTCAGTCTCAATATCAAAGGCAAATTTAGTTGCGGTAAATCGCTTTACCTGCTCCAAGGACGGGAAGATTGAGTAGTACTCAGGTTCTATCTCCAGAGTTTTCCGCAAGTCGTTTATAGCGACTGGCAGCATAACTTGGTCCCGTGCTAAGTAGGCGGGATGGAACGTGGGCACTGCAATTCTAGCGTTGTCTAGAGCTGGAACAGGTAAGACGCTTCCGCGCCAATTAGTAATCCCACCACCCTTTTCGAGAACAAACTTTAAAGGCTTATCCCCGAATACATCGATACGTTTCCAAGGTCGGGATTTTAAGAACGGGAGGGTGTGAGCCTTAAGGCAATGCTCAACAGTTTGATGCGCTTCCGCATCGGTGATGTAATCACGGGCTTGTGAATCCGTAGGGAATACATTGTTCGGGGGTCTACAATTGATAACATTGACTACCGAATTGTCTGTTTCCTTAAGCCCTGCTTTACCGTAGATGACTTGAAGCCACTTACCAGCCCCGCCGACAAATGGCTTACCTTCTTCTGCTTCCTGTTTCCCCGGAGCTTCCCCAATAGCCAGTCGTAAGTTCGAACCAACCCTAGGGGCAACGAAGGTATTATCAGGAAACTTAGCACGAAAAGGGCATCCGCTACATGCGTCAATCTCGCAGACTTTCTTAGGCAATATTTCCAGAGACCTCTGGAGGGGATATTAAGCCTGGTGGTCTAACGTGTCACGATAGCTTCCACAGTGATATTCACCATCGGCATCTAGTCCGCTCATCTCATTGAAACCAAAGTGCTCACATTCTTGTGCAATGTAACCTTCTTTGGTAGCATTGATATAGTCTGAATTCATAACCACTCCCAGATGATGTTGCTTCCAAGAATGACCACAGACACAGATGCCACTTCGATTAGGACCACTATATCGAGGTTCGTCCATTTTTCTTTCCTTGTTTAACTAGGCGTTGCAGGTTCTCGATCCTTTCACGGAACGCCGTACCATGAAAAGCCCAACATGCACCACAGAAGGTCTCTTGCGTGTGCCCATCAAGAGTATGACAGACACACGCACAGAGGTTACTTCTCTTCTTTCTTGGGCGTCCAACCCGTCTTACGGAGCGTTCCATAGACATAGGCATCCGCCTTCTTACCTTTGAGCCCCTTATCTGAGGCTTCTTTTTTCAACTTGTTCTCTAATGCTTTTGGCAATTGCTTACCCCTTATACTTCTTCACGTTACCGATCTTCACTTCAGCCTTCGTAACATCGTCACCACCAGCCTGTACAACACGATGCTTGATCTTTGAGATGAAGAAAGAACCCGCTACACGATTGAGATAATCAACGGGATGCTCACCCTTTTCCTGTGGCGTTCCCAAAGCAATCTCCATACGCTTAAACACACCAAGCACCCAAGGTTGCTCTTCGGGTGAAGGATAGCTAAAGTAGCTAATCTTACCCTTGAACTCACCTTCTGCAACCCGAGCTGCTACTTCGATCTTATCCGGATAGAACTTTGAAAGCTTCGCTCCCTTAAGCAACTCGAAGACAAACTCCTGCTCTTCCGGCAGTACTTCATTGTCCGGACGTACTTCAGATAAATCAACATCTTCCCAAGCCATTCAATTCTCCAATAGTTAATAATTGTTGCCCGGATGATAACGCCCATCCGAGCATTGGGCGACCTGTCTTCACCCTACTACCCGACCCCCAAAGGTTATGGTTAGGCCTGACTTTCGCTAGGGCTATCAAAACAAAGCTTAAAAGGTCGTGCCCTTAGCGGGGCAATGACAATGAGCCCCATTCCAATCACAGCAAGGCCGGGGATCTGTACCT